TTGATGCCGACGTGTCCGCCATCCCTGAGCGATTCCATAGGGCAATTGTGGCGCGGGCTATGATCTACTACGGGAATTACGAGAACGCCCCAGAGGTGAAGGCTGACGGCCTTGAGCGGTTCAATGAAGCGATGAGCCAGCTAGAAGACGATCAACTGCCTTCTTCGTCCGAATATCGCTACAGCACAAACAACGACTTCCAGATTAGCGTCCAATGACAGTGAAGACGGATTATTTCCCAATGGGTGGTGGGCTAGATTTAGCATCCCCCGCCTTATCCGTGAAACCTGGGACGTTGCTGGATTGCATTAATTTCACCCCAGACATAAACAACGGCTATAGGCTGTCCGGGTTATATGAGCGAATGGACGGCCAGCCAGCACCAAGCGATGCTGCTTACTATATGCTCGAGGTCGCGGATGAATCCACTTATTCGGCGGGTGATAGTATTACTGGCGGAACGAGTGGAGCCACTGCGGAAGTTGTTAATACATCGACTAGCTTCTTAGTGATTACTGAGCTTGTTGGCGGATTTACAGCTACTGAGTCAATTGGCGCAACGACTGTCACTACAGCTGAAGACATTAGTGGCGAGAGCAGCCTTACTACTGAATTACAATACAGAAGCGACGCACAAGACCATTACCGCGCAAGCATAGCCGCAGTCCCTGGGTCAGGCGCTATTCGTGGCATATGGCAGCACAAGGCAACACGCTACGCATTCCGTGATAACGTAGGTGCAACAGCGGTAGATTGCTATAAAGCCACGGCAGGCGGATGGGCGCAGGTAGTCTTCGCATCCCACCACATTTCCTACGACGCAGGCATAAGCGCGTTCAGTGTAGGTGATGCTGTTACTGGCACAACCAGTTCAGCCACAGGCACAGTACATCGCGTGGTCATCCATACCGGGTCGTTTACAACTGGGTACATCGTACTCACCAGCGTGACAGGTACATTTGTTGACAATGAGCCACTACAGGTCAGCGCTGTGACGGTAGCCACATCGGATGGCGCTAGTGTATTAATGAGCCTGCCCGCCGGGGGCTTATACCAATTCGACTCGCACAACTTCCTAGGCACGTCATCGTCTTATTACGTTTATGGCGTGAATGGCGCAGGCCCGGCCTTTGAGATTGATAATAACGACGTGTTCTCGCCGATCCTTATGCCATCAATAGCAGGCGCTCCAGATAGTGATACTCCTCATCTTGTCGAGGTACATAAAGGGCAATTATTCTTAGCCTTCGCAAACGGTATTGTCGAGCACTCAACTATTACCGACGCAATGACCTTTGATGGATTCCTTGGTTCAGTTGAGTTTGGCCTAAGCGAAGAGGTGACGGGGATGCTATCCGTTGCTGGCGGTGTTCTTATGCTATTCACGCGCAGACAGACATGGGCCTTGTACGGCAACAACTCGACAGACTGGTCGCTACAGTCGATCTCAGACAATACTGGCGCTCTATTGTACGGAGCTATTCCTATTGGCCGGGTGTACGCATGGGATGATCGCGGCATTATTCGAATGGATAGAGTGCAGGCGTTTGGTGACTTCCAAAGCGCGTCGGTATCAAGAAGCATTCAGCGCGTACTGGCCTCCAATACAGCAAACTTAATTGCCACTCTTGTTTACAAGGAGCGAGATCAATTCTGGTTGGTGTTATCCACGGGCGATGTGATCGTCGCGTATGTGAATGAAGCAGGCGCCGTAGCTTATGGATGGTTAAGCCTTGGGTTTACTCCATCATGCGCTTATAACGCACCAGACGAGAACGGCGACGAGAGGATTTACATAGGCGACTCCATGGGCTTTGTCTACGAGATGAACAAAGGAATGGCTCAGGACGGCGTGGCGATGGAGTTCGGCTTTCGATCAACGTACAACCATTTTAGATCACCCAGGGTGCGCAAGTCATTCAAACACCTACAGGTTGAGCTTGAAACCGAAAGCGCTGCCACGTTCAACATTGCCACTGAGTATGATTATTCAGCATCTTATGCAGCAAATAATGTTGATATAGCGGCCACAGCATCGGGCGGCGCAGGCTTTTGGAATACCGCGCTATGGAATTCATTCTCATGGGGCGCTCAAGACATTCCTACTAGTGAGATCTCTATTACAGGCACAGGGATGAATCTCTCGATCCTAGTTTATGGCGAGTCGAAACTACTTGACCCTTTCACGATTCAGGGATTTATGACCCACTACATACCGAGGCGCATTAACCGTGGCTAACGACTACTACACAAGAGTAAAAACCTTTCTCGCTGGGACGAAAGCCAAGGGTTCTGATGTTGTTTCAGAGCTAGACCTATTGGTTGCAGGCTTAGATAAACTCCCCTCACAGGCAAGAATGGACAGCGGCAATCCTAATTACGTTGTCGCAGGTGGTACGGCTAATGCGCTAACCATCACATCCCCCGGCACGGCGATTACAACCTACACCGGACAAGACGGCCTAGCCTTTTCAGTAAAGGCCACAGCGACGAACACAGGCGCTACGACGGTCAATATTGATGGTGTTGGTGCTGTATCGCTAGTTGCATCTGATGGCAGTACCCCGACAGCAGCAAGTATTACTGCTAACGGTATTTACACAGTTGTTTATAACGAGACTACAGGTAAGTTTGTATTCGCTGACCCTCTAGGTTCAGAGGCGGCGGCATCGGCATCAGCAGCAGCAGCGGCGGACTCAGAGGCAGCAGCGGCAGCATCGGCAGCAGGCGTTAATCTGCCCTCGATAGAAAGTGGCGATGCGCTAAAGCATCTTCGCGCCAATGCGGGCGAGACAGGATATGAGCTACAAACGGCGGAGGCAGCTAATGTTGACTACCAAGAATTCACGTCATCCGGCACATGGACTAAACCAGCGAATGCCTTGACTGTTTATGTAGAGTGTATTGGTGGAGGTGGCGGTGGGTATAACAGAACATCATCCGGGGCTGCTTCTGGAGGCTGCGGGGGGACATATACGCATCTTAACTTACTCGCATCTGATTTAGCCTCGACGGAAACTATTACTATTGGCGCAGGGGGCGATGGCGGCGCTAATAGCATCAACACCATCGGCACTGATGGCGGCACTACCAGCTTCGGGCCCTTTTTATCGGCATACGGTGGCAGGGCTGGAACATCAACTGTATTTACAACATCGCTCGACACTAATTCATCGTCATCCGGCCCAGATCCTGCTGAATTGGATATGTCAGAGCTTAGCTCTATAACTTCCGGGTACGGAGGCGCTGGCGTATCCCAAGCAGAACGAAGGATTGGCGGAAATCCGCAAATTGGCGGCGGCGGCGGTGGCGGCGGGGCGAGCGGGCCGAGCGTTGGCGCTGGCGGCGTATCGGTGAACGGTGGGAGCGGTGGAGCGTCAAACGGAACAAGCAGTGTTGCAGGAACTAACGGGTCATCGCCGGGTGGTGGTGGTGGTGGATGCTCTGCTGATGGTGGTGGCGGTGATGGCGCAGATGGTCATATAAGAGTTTGGACAATGGTGGGATAAATGAAATACGCAATTATACAAAACAGTTTAGTCGTTAACATAGCGGTATCACAAAGCCCGCTAGCTAATAATTGGATTCCCGCGCAGTCTGCGAAGATCGGCGATAGCTGGGACGGCAATGTATTTGCACCGGTCTTGCCATCGGTCGATGTTGCTAAAGCTGAAAAGCTGGCCGCACTGCTTGCCAAGAGCACCGATGTTGCCGAAGAAGATTTAACCGTTGATGGCGTTACATTCACCACTGATAACGAATCGGTAGCGGATATAACCACAGCTCTTAGTGTGATGGGCCGAAATCCTAATGATTCTATCGACTTTCGTGGAAAGAGCGGCTGGGCTTTAGCCAATAAAGCATCACTACAAGGGATGCAGAACGCCGTATGGGTAAGGCGTAAAGCAGTAAATGCTAATACCAAAACCCACGAAGACGCGATTGCATTATTAACGACGGCTCAAGAAGTTGTCGATTACGACATAACAACAGGGTGGACGTGATATGGCATCTCAGCAGCAAGTAAATTCAGACTGGATCAAGTACCAGCAAAGCCAAGGTGCCTATGACGCTGGTGGCACTACGGATTATCAGAAAGGCATACTAGCCAATGCCGCTAATCTAACCA